TATTCTATTTTATTTAGTATATCACCATCCGGGTGGTCTATTAGATTTAATGATGGGTTTGGGATTAATGTTACAACAAAACCATTATTCTCTGTAAGAAATGGTTATAAAAAAAGTATAAAAATAAATAAATATTATATTGTTAAATTATGAAAGTGAAGTTGGAATACATTTGGCTTGACGGATACAAGCCGGAACCAAATTTAAGAAGTAAAATTAAAGTTGTTGATACATTACCAAAAGAGGTTAGTGATATTCCTGCGTGGGGTTTTGATGGTAGTTCAACTATGCAAGCCGAAGGATTCTCTTCAGATTGTTACCTTAAACCTGTTAGAATGTATAAAAAAGGTAATACTAATTTGGTTTATGTTTTATGTGAGGTGTTGGATAAAGATAATAAACCACACGAAACAAACGACAGAAGTAAGTTAGGTGATGAAGATACCGATTTTTGGATTGGGTTTGAACAAGAATACTTTATTCGTTCAGCTCACAACAAAGATGTTCTAGGGTTTGAAAGAGGTGGAACTGTTGACCCACAAGGTAAATACTATTGTGGTGTTGGTGGACAAATAGTTGGTAGAGATTTAAGTGATGAACATTTAAATTATTGTCTTGAGTTAGGTATTAATGTTGAGGGAACCAATGCTGAGGTTGCGTTAGGACAATGGGAATATCAAATATTCTCCAAAGGTAAATTAGCATCAGCTGATGACTTATGGATGTCAAGATACATCTTACATAAACTAGCCGAGAAAAGAGGTTATGCAATTGAACTTCATCCAAAACCAATTCAAATTGGGGAGTGGAATGGTTCAGGGTTACACACAAACTTCTCAAACAAAAAGATGAGAGAAGTAGGTGGGGAAGATTATTTTAAATTAATTTTTGGTTCATTTGATTCAAGACAAAATATTCATATTGAAAACTATGGTTCGGATAATCATTTAAGATTAACTGGTAAATTTGAGACACAATCAATCGACAAATTTAGTTGGGGTATATCGGATAGAGGGGCGTCTATTAGAGTTCCTAAATCAGTTGGTGAAACTTGGAAAGGTTACCTTGAGGATAGAAGACCATCGTCAAACGCTAATCCGTATAAAGTTATTGGTGTTATTTATGACGCATTGGTTTTTGCTAACCAATTGGAAAAAACCATTCACGCAATGTATGACGATGTGGATACATCAAAAATCAGAGAACAATTCTCGGGTATTATGTCAAATGAAGAATTATTAGGGGAATATAGAGAAGAATAGTATGTCAGAAAATAAAGAAATGGTAAATCACCCGGAACATTACGGGGGACAAGACAATCCATATGAGGTTGTAAAAGTGTGTGAAGCTTGGGGTCTTGATAAAGATGCTTATATCTTCAATGTTGTAAAATATGTCGCAAGAGCTGGTAAGAAAGATTCTGATAAAGAACTTCAGGATATGAAAAAAGCGTTGTGGTATTTGAATCGTAAAATTGAACGTCTTGAAAGTGGTTGTTGATATTGATGAATACGCAGAAGGTGCGATTCTATTGGATGGGTTAGAAAGTGCAATAGTTGGGATTGTTGAGGAGTTTGGTTCTTCGGGCAGAAAGATATTATATTCAAAACAAGGGATATTAAATATACTACAAGAAAGAGACCTAATGACTTATGGTGAAGCGGAAGAGTTTTACGATTATAATATATTAGGGTTACACGCAGGTGAGCAGAACGCAGTGTTTTTAGATTTAGAAATAATACCAATTAAAAAAGAAGATGGTTGGGAATACCAATTAAAAGAGTAAGATGATAGAAACAGGAAAGATTATAAATGGAGATTGTATTGAGGTAATGAAAACATTTCCTGAAGGTTCAATTGATTTACTAGTAACATCACCACCATATAACGTAAACATATCTTATGATGTTCATAAGGATGATTTACCAATGGAAGAGTATTACGAGTGGTCAAAAGATTGGTTGAGAGAGGCGTTCCGAGTATTGAAGGATGATGGTAGGATTGCGGTGAATGTTCCAAATGAATTGAATGTTCAAGAAAGAGGTGGGAGAATATTATTTGTTGCGGAGTTTTGGATGATGATGAAAGAAGTGGGGTTTAAGTTTAGTGGGTTAGTTGACCTTACAGAAGATAGTCCCCATAGAGTTAGACAGACAGCTTGGGGTTCTTGGATGAGTGCTTCAGCACCTTATGTTTACAATCCTAAAGAGTGTATAATTTTAGCTTATAAGAAAACAAGTAAAAAATTATCTAAAGGGGTCTCACAATGGTTGGGAACACCAACTGAGGTTACTACTGAAGATGGTAAGGTTAAAAATAAAATGGTTTATCAAGACGAAGACAAGAAAGAGTTTATGAATTTGGTGTTTGGTCGATGGGAATATTTTGCGGACACTAGGTCATTAACTAAAGCTACATTCTCGATGGACATCCCGTCAAAAGCAATTAAAATATTGTCTTATAAGAACGATATTGTTCTTGACCCCTTTATGGGAAGTGGAACATCAGCATTTGCGGCTGAGTTATTAGATAGACGATGGATTGGAATTGAGTTGTCTCCGGATTATACTGAGATTGCAAGAAAAAGAGTCCAAGCGTTAATTGATGAACGAAAACAAACAAAATTAGAATTAAAAGAAGAGGTTGTATAACCTCTTTTTTATTTTCCGTATATTTATAACTAAAAGATTTATTATGGCAAAAAGATTTATAATTTCCGAAGAAGAAAGAAACGATATCCGTTCAAGATATAATTTAATTAACGAAGATGAAATGATGGGTGGGGCAAATAGTTTTACTGATACATTATTAAATGCTATTAAAAAAAATCCTGATTATGGATTACCTAAAACAAACGCTTTACAGGTAATTGCTGTTAAAGGTGCTCCCACAGTTGGTGGAATTGTTGTTAAGACTGGTTCTGCGATTCGTTTAACTGATAAAGTTACGATGAAACTTGGTGAGGCGATTGAGTTTAAAGGGATTAATGGATGGGGTGCCGGAAAATTAAGATGTGAAGATAATCAAATTAAATTTTTCTTAAGCTGGGATTAATATGAAAAAAACTATAACAGAATCAGAATTAAAAGAACATATTCTTCAAATATATAAAGAAGAACAGGAAAAAATACTTCAAGAAAAATGGGATACATTATCTAAAGAAGATAGAATTTTTGTTGTTGAGTTCTTACGTTCGGCTTATCCTGAAAAATCAAAACTTCTTAAAGAAGCTAAATGGTATAATACATTGGGTGACCTTGTTGGTATTTTTGACCCAACAGGTATTGTTGATGTTGTTAATGGTATTAGTTATTGGAGACAAGGGGATAAGTTATTTGCTATTTTATCTTTAATATCCGCAGTTCCAATTATTGGTGACGCAATTGGTAAAACGGCGATAGGTGTGATGAAAAAGGGTGGGGCAAGTACTAAAGCGTTTAAAGCAGCGGCCGTTGCTGGTGATGCAGCTAAGATTGCGGAAACGGCTAAAGCTGCGGGAGGTCCTATTGCCAAAATGGTTTCTAGTGCACCAAGTTGGGGGACTAAATTACTTAATATGTTAAAAGCGTTAATTGGTAGAGTACCATTTTTAGGTAGAGGGTTAGTTAAAGTTATTGAAGAATATATTCAAATTTTTAAAAGTGCCGGAGCAAAAATGGGTACTCGTTCAATTGAGTTGGCGAAATTAGAAGGGAAAACATTATCTTCACTTGAAAAAAAACGATTAATAAAACAAATAGAAAAAGATACTGCGTTTAGAGGATTCAGAGATAATAAAGGTTTGGCGAACGCATCATTTATGTCAAAAGTTCGTGGAGGTGTTCCAAGATTGTTTGGTAACAGAGCAACACGTTCTTTAATGGGTAGAACTAAATGGTATTTAAGGTTATTAGATTTTTTAGGTGTTGCGAATTTTGTTGGTCCGGATGAATTGATGCAAAAATACAGTGATTTAGAAGAAAAAGTTAATCAATTTAATCAAACACCTGAAGGTCAAAAATCTTGGGCGGAAGATTTTGGTGGTATTATTAATGGACAACCAACGACAGTTGCTCCTGTAACATCGGCACCTGCCGCACCTGTTGCATCAACTGGTGGTGACTTTATTGGAGACGCACTTAAAAGTATGTTTGGGACTGCGGTAAAGGCGGCAATATAATTATGAAAAAATTAATAAATGAAAGTGGTTTAAGAGATATTAACGCTCTCGCTAAAAGATATCCTAAGGCTGAAATATATTTTCACCAAGATTTAGATGGTGTTACGACAGCAATTGCGATGAAAGAGTATCTTAAAAATAACGGTATTGATGTAATTGATGCTCATATCATCCAATATGGTGATAAAGAATTCGCTGTAAAGAAGAATGATGCCAAAGGGGACGTGATGCCTGTCTTAGTGGATTTTGCTCACGGAAAACCAATGTTTGTGATTCATACAGACCACCACGATAGACAAGCCGGTGCTGAGGATACTAAATCAACTTCATTTAGAAGTTCTCGTTCAAATGTTGAAACAATTTCTCAAGTTGTATCTCCTAAAGATATATTTCCATCTTCAGATATCTTACTTATTTCAACGGTTGACTCGGCAAATTACGCTATGAATGAAATTAGTGTGGACCAAGTTATATCTTATTTATTCAATGTAGATAAAGAAAAATCATTAGAAAAAAATAAAATGTTAATGGGTTTAGTTGTTAACAAACTATTATTGGCATTTAAAAATAAACCAGGTTTCTTAGAAACTTTGGTAATGAAATGTACACCATCGTTATTGAATATTCTTAATACTATTAAATCAATAATGGTTGAAAAAGGTTATGCAAAACCGGAACAACTTGAAGTAAATAAAGATGAGTATGTTAAATCAATGCAAGACAGTCCTAATGTTAAAGTATTAGGTAATATTATCGTTCAATACGGTGGTGGGTCAATGTTTAAGCCAGGTTCTTATGATAGATATACACCATTTAAAAATAATCCTGAAGCTGACTTTTTAGTTATTGCTTGGCCATTAGGATTAGTTCAGGCATCTTGTAATCCTTTCAAAAAAGAACGAGAGTTAAAAGGTGTTAATTTAGGTGAGATAGCTCAAGAGGTATTGTCTAAATGGGAGGACCAATTAAAACAACGTGAAATACCTCTTTCAACTATTAAATGGGTATCGGAAACTTCAAAAGATTTTAATGCGGAATCAATTGGGTTTACATTTAAGGATTTTGTTGCGTTATATGGTAAAGAATTTAAAACAATGGAAGATGGTAAAGAGAAGTTAATCCACATTGGTGAAATGATGGAAAAACCTTTTTCAGAATTACCTGAAGAACATAGACAAATGTTGGATAATATTAATGTGAATGTTTGGGATTTCATTCAAGCAAATAGTGGGGGTCACAAATGTATTACAAATATTTCAGGATTAAGTTACTTAGGTAGAGGAAAAAGACCACCAAAAGGTAGTAGTAGATATAATGAGGCGGAAGATTCTCCTTCAGTTAAGTTTACTAAAATGATTCAGAATGAGTTTGTAAAATTATTACAGGAGAAGATAAATCAATCGTAATGAACAATTTTGTCTCCGGACTTAATACCTAATTCTTTACAGGTACCACCTTGAAGTTCAAGTATCATATCACCTTCACCACAATAATTTCTACAATCTTTGGTTTTACAAGGGGGACAGTTGTGGTGAATTTTTGTTATAATATCATCTTCAATCATAATAATATCCAATGGTGTTATACAATTCTTCATCCAAAAACAGTGTTGTCCTTCGGACATAATAAATA